CGGCATCATTGCACCAATATTGGCATATTTGCCATCCTCAGAATGAACCACCGAGATTTGCAACGGCTTTCCAAGAACGGTTTTAAGATCGAAGCCTTGCAATTCCTCGCCGGTAAATGCGCGGCCACGCCATGCCTCGAGGTCTTTGCGGAGCCTCGCTTTGGTGTTTAAAGACACGGTGTAATTTTGCATCATAAGAAACGGGCGATCATCCGCCATATTCTCATCAATCTCAAAGGCGAGGTGAATTTGATGCTTCACACCATAATTCGTTTCTTGCAAACCCATATTCAAAAGACGGGTGCAAACGGCTCGATAAACCCCAACGGGGGCCAATTCATATTCACCGGATGTTTCTGCTACTAACATTTGTATTCCTTTCATATTCACACACAATATATAGAAAATATATCGCTCGCCTATATTGGGGCTTGATTTTGGTGGTGTCAAGCGTCAAAGATGGGCGAAAAACAGGATTCCAAAATGACCAAAACATTCATCACCGGGTTCGGTGCCTATGATACCAAGACCGGCACCGCCGAGAATTATCGGGAAATCACATTCCTCGATGTAGTTAAAATGGCAGAAACGCCATCGAGCAAACCAAAAGAAAAAGCGCAGTGGGCGATTTTCTCAACGCACAATCACCCCGAGGCTCGATCGCATGATCAACAGCGCGAACACGGTCAATTCCTCACACTGGCCGGAGACATCGACACCGGCAACCCAAACAAACGCCAAGTGATCGAAGCCATCGAAACCGTTTGCGGCCAATGCTCGATGATCATTTATTCAACATCCGGATCAAGCGATGAAAACAAAAAGTGGCGTTTTCTATTGCCGGTCAATAAACCGATTTCCGGCGCTCAATATGCCAACCATCAAAAAGCCTTATTCGATCTATTGGCCGAGCAAGGCATCGAATGCGATCGCGCTCTCACTCGACCGGGACAACCGATCTATTTGCCGAATGTTCCGATGGATAAACGCAACGCGGCGGCAATTCCTCACTTTTATGAATATGAAATATTTCGCCGACCGGTCTTTAAACTCGAGGGTTCAAAGGTAAGTGAACGCGAATATCACAATCAAGCCGCCGACATAGAAGCGCAAGCAATGGCACTCAAAGCCGCTCAGAGGCGCACAGAGGCGCGGAGAGAGCGGTTCGGCGATAACGATGAGCAAAGCGCGGTTGATGCGTTCAATGAGCGTCACGCCATCGAGGATTTGTTGATCAAATATGGATATGATCGGCTCGGTGCAACCGATTCATTTCGATCGAAATATCAATCATCAGGATCATACGCCACAAAATCATTCGGAGAATATTGGGTTTCCCTCTCGGCGTCCGATGCCGCCAATGGCCTCGGGCGGGAAAAGGATGGTTATTGCGCCGGAGATGCGTTCGATCTTTTCGCTCATTATGAACACACCGGCGATTTCACCGATGCAGTTCGGAAATATGGCGCGGAGATCAATCCAACCAATCCAACCGCCGCTCAAGTATTAAAGCCAATTCTGGGAGCGTGGGAAGGTGAACCGCTCAATCAACCCTCGCCGGAGGAAAAGGTAAATAAACACACCGGCGAGGGGAGCGGGCCAACCGTGATCAATGGGAGGAGCGACCAATTCCGATTGCACCGCGTGTTTACTCTAGCAGATGCCGAGCCAGTTTTGAAATCAAATTACTTGATCAAGGGTTGGCTCGGTAAATCTCAGATGTCGGTGGTCTATGGGCCGAGCAATGTGGGCAAATCATTTTTCTGCCTTGATATGGCATTTTCAATCGCTGCAAACGTCGAATTGAATGATTGCCGCGTTCGAGGTGGGCCGGTGCTATACCTCGCCACCGAGGGCGGCACCGCGTTCAGAAACCGCGTTTACGCGCTCAGAAACGATCGAGGGATCACCGATGCGCCATTGATAGTTCGACCATCACCGATCGATCTATTGCGAGCCGAGGTTGATTTACCGGCGCTCTCTGAACTCATTAAAGAAATCACCGAGCAATATGGCGAGATCGAATTGATTTGCGTCGATACACTCTCGAGGGCAATGGCCGGGGGCAATGAAAACGGGCCAGAGGATATGACCAGGTTCATCGGCAACCTCGACACATTGCGCGATTTAACCGGCGCTCACATCATGGTCGTTCATCATTCCGGCAAAGACACCGCAGCGGGTGCCAGAGGCCATTCAAGCCTCAGAGCGGCCACCGACACCGAGATCGAACTCGAGGTGACTGACACCGCTCTCAGGCTCGCTAAGACCACCAAGCAACGCGACATGGAACCAAAGCCGCCAGTGGGGTTCACCCTCGAGGTTGAGGAACTCGGCAAGGATGAGGATGGCGATCCGGTCACAACGGCGATCATCAAGATTGCAAGCGAGGATGATGTCAAAGAGGCATCGAACAAAAAGCCCCTCGGGGGCAATCAAAAGAAAATCATCGAGGGGTTCAATCAACTTAGATCCGACAGGGTTGGCGGGGGAAATCCTGGCGGAACCGGCTTTCCAGATTCCGGCACTTATTGGGCCATCGAATACGAAAAGGTTTTGGAAATGTTCGCGGGAAAATCAACCGCCGATCGACCAAAAAAGAATTTTGATCAGGCAATTTCAAGCCTCGAAAAAGGCGGTCAAATTGTCCTAAACGGTGGTTTTTTGTGGATTCCCACAAAAGCGGGAATGATGGGGTGATGTCCTAAATTGTCCTAAATGGTGAATGTAATGAAATCAAAGGTTTACGGGGTGCGTTTAGGACATTTAGGACATTTAGGACATTACTTAGGACAACGCGGAGTGGATGTCCTAAATGTCCTAAATGCCTATAGGCATAGGACATTAGGACAACTCAGGCAAAAAGGACGAAAAATAAAATGACAAATCAAAGGCGAGACACAGTTCTCGAGGAAGCCGGAAAACTCATCAATGGCGATCGTCGGGATCAATACGGCGATGACACATTCAAAGCGATGGCGGTGATGCTCTCCGGATATCTAGGCATCAAGATCGAACCATATCAAGCGGCGGAGATTATGGTTCTGGTGAAGCTATCGAGAAACCGCCACAAACCGAAACTCGATTCATTCGTCGATGGTGCGGGATATCTCGCATTGGCCGCAGAGGAAGCCTTTGGCAATGATGATGAGGTGTGATATACAAAGGCATGGAAACTCCCCTGTTATGTTGGGCACGTTAAGGCTCACAACTGGCCTCGGGGTTGCGGTTGCAACCTCGGGCCATTTTTTTAAGGGGGGTAGGGGGGATGCCTCACCCGATCGAATTATTTATCAGGGGGTGGGGGGTATATATTCCGGCGGCGAAAGTTCATCAACGCCAAGGCCACCCAACACAATCCACAAGCCCAATGACACCCAGAACAATCCACAACGCCAAGATCACCTAACACAATCCACAACGCCAATGACAAAACCGATGGCAAAGTGTAAAATAAAAACATTCGGTGGTGGTGAACATTGCATCAGCGGAAAAATTAAAAGGGGGGTACCCGGTGCAGATATCAATTAAAAATGCAATCACCCAGATGCGGAAAGATTTCACAGATATTGAAAAAGAGCATCTAAACAAAATCGTTCGAAACGCTTTGCTCGATACAGGCTACCAAACGCAACGCAGCATTCGCACGACATACGACCAAACGTTTACAAAAAGAAATAAACAATTTCAAAACGTCATTACCAGATTAGGAACGGGGCGACCGGCAACAAAGAAAACAGGCACGGCATTAAAAAACGCGGTGGGGAAAGAGTTAGAAATCGTCATATTCGATGAACGGCGGTTGCAATATATGCAAACTCACACAACTGGGGGGATAAAAACACCATACGCCGGAAAAAACGTTGCCATACCCGGCAGAGATCCCGGCAGAAAATTAAGGTATGCGAGTGGGAAACCAAGGAATTCAATTACCGAGTTAAGGGATAAGAGCCGTACCTTTGTCACCACTATACGCGGCCAGACCGTGCTGGCGGAGAGAAAGGGCAAAAAACGTTTACCAATTAATATTTTGTATCTTTTGGAGCCAAGCGCCAAAATTAAGCGCACTTTTGCATATTATGACGTTGCAATGACCAGTTTTAGATCGAAATTCCCGATAAACTTCTCAAAAGAGTTCAATTTTACCATGAATCGCGTGACAAAACGCAAATATTGATCTTTTAAACGTTTTTAAACGCTTTCGATGCTTGGATTGCCCCTATGGGGTGTATACCCCCCCCATACCGCGCAATCTTTTAATTTTTTTAATAAAAAACGTTAAATTTTTACAAAAAATGCATAAAATCACCCGAAAAACGATGTTTTTGCCCTAAAAACACCCAAAAAACGCCAATTTTGCCACCTTTTGACCGATATACGGGCTGGGGGTGCCAAAAGGTACTTTCAAATATGCCCGTTTGCGGGTAACGCGCGAC